AACATAAACTGAAATTGTGAAGTTTCCCGTAACCCTGCCCACATAAATAAGAGCGTTTAAGAAGAATTTTGATTGAGCGTATTGTTTTTCTATCCCGAAACTCTTGGTAATAAGTGAGGAAACAATAGTGCGACTGGCATCGGTATTGGCGGTTTCGTCAAAGTAATAAACGCTCCCGTCAGTCGGTGAACCGAAATACAACCTGGTTTCCCCGCTTGGGTCTTTCCATTCTGAAAAACAATTTGCTCCGATATAATTGCCATTGTCATCGGAAATTTGCCACTCCCACCAACCCAATCGCTGTCGGTCATAAACTAGAAAAGTGTCATTATAAGTTCCTCCTCCTGAAGTGAAAGAAAGAAAATAATGGTTGTCAAAAAATATCCCTTCGGTGTTTTCCAGCCTTGATTTTTGGATTGCGTGAAGTTTCGGGTCAACTCTTAGGGAAATGATGTTGGTTCGGATTTGGTCAAGAATATTCGGCTCATATCCTGTGGCAAAAACTCCGACTTCATTGAACATAAAATTGTCGTTTTCTACCGTGTCAATAGTGTGGTGTGAGTCGCAACCCCTGGCTGGGTCAACAAGTTCCGTCTGAATAAGTTGATAAGCGTCAGTTCCGACCGAAAGCCTCCAAAGGCTTTTTTCTTTTACCGGATAAAGAAAGTCTTGATGTTTGAAAAATCCGTTTAATGCCTGTCCGTCAGCCTTGGAAATATACACCGAAGTTGCCAACGAATTGTTGATGATGGAATAGGCGTTTCCTGTTACGAAAATATCCTTATCGACTGAAAGAGTTGTGGTCGAATCAATAGCGGTCACGATGGCCGTAACCCCGGTGGTTGAGTTTACCACCTGGCAACCGACCGTCACATTGGCTGTTGTAAAATTTCCAGCACTGTCAACAAGCTTGTTGGCAGTCGTTCCTGTGGTAGTTCCAGATTTCGGATTGGTATAAGTGAAGTTCCCCAGGCTTACGTCCGCTCCGCTTCGATACAGCCTAGCTTCGTTCCCTGCGGTTGGATTTCCGCATCCCCAAAGGCAGGATTTGTAGTAAATAAGATATTTTAAAACAATTCCACCAGTAGCGTCACCCGTGGTTGTTCCATCGTAATATCTCAAAGTTTCTACTCCATTAGCGATAAATACCTTTCCTCCAGCCTGACAAAAATCAACTCTATTTCCTGTTGTCCAGGTTTGCGAGCCTATTCTTGAGGGCGTTCCTGATGTGCAGTCATAAAGCATACCTCCTGCCATCACGAGAAGTTTTCGGGTGGAACCTGAATAAAAAACACCTATCCCGTCAACATTGGAAGCCCCGTCGACTTCGCAAAACTTAACCACCCCTGGTCTTTTAGCTACGGAGTTTTTACCTACCGCCCAGCAGTTCCAGCCGTCGGCGACCTCATTATCGGCAATCATCGTAGGTCGCGTGAAAAGGTTGATTCCCTTGGATAAGTCTGTGTATTGTTGGGGTTTAACTTTCGTCATATTAACTATTTTGCATTAGTTTGAATTGATTTCCTTGGTCGTTAAGAGCAAATTGTGATTCTATTTCTCGGAGTCTGTTGTCGCATTCGGCCAAAGCTCGGTCAGCGTCCTCAAATGGGTCTGATTCGGCTTTCCTCAACATCCCGTAAGCGTATGCCACGATTGCTTCTTCGTCAGGGAATGGACATACATCGGCGTCAACCGCCATTTTTGATGGTCGGTAAGTGTGATGGACGGTGAAGGTGTCATCTGAAGGAACATTTAAAGAAAATCCGTTTATCATGTCGCCCGTAATCCAGTAATAAAGTCCTTCTGCAAGGTCAGAGTCTTGAGGTGAAATTTGGGAAAGTTCGCTTCCGGCAGAATTTACCACTTTAAGGGCGATTGCAAAATCAACAGGCAAGGCTCCTACTCCCGAGGTTGTGGCAACCGCTGATTCTTTCTGCATTCTTAACTTTTCTATGCAGTACTTAACAGCTCGATTAAAGGTCCTTATCCACAATGAAAGGGTCGCCGAGTCAGTTGGCAATACTCCATTTGTCTTGCGATCAGCAAGTGATTGCTTAAGGTCTGATAATAATGGTGCTGTGTAATTTATCATATTTTTATAAAATTCTTAGTTTACCCCTTAAACGAACTCTGCTTGCGTTTAGGGGGTAGAGTAAGTATTCTATCCCAGCAGAGATGTTTTTAATTTTTCGGCTTGTGATATTTTTTTAAGGGCGTTTATCCAGTTGTTTATTTTTTGGATTCTTAATCTCGGGTTGAGTATCTTGGAGTTAAGCGTTGCTTCCATCTGTCCTAGTATTTGCTGGTATGTTTCGATAGTGAAGTCATATCCTTTTTCTGCCATTTCTTCTTTGAGGTACTTGTCTATTTTGGAAACGTCCATTTTTAATTTAAAATCCCCTGCTATCAACTCTCTGAATCCGAAATATTCTTCCGCGTATTTGTGACCCTTGTTCAATTCCCACAAATCAAGTCTTTTTTCTGTCGGTGTCGCCTCATTTCCCGTTTTTGCTTCTATCTCTTGGGGTTTCGGCTGTACTGGTCCGGGGACTATGGGAGCTTTGACTTCTTCAGTGATAATTCTTTTTTGTATTTCAGACATAGTCTTTTATAAAACCGAATTTACCTTTTAAATTAGCAAGTTTCATCATTGAATATCCTATTTCATTCTCATTAAAACCACCTAAATGATTTATATGAAAATGCAGTTTATTTGGGCTATCCAAGAGATATGCCTTTAGGTCTTTGGGTCTGCGGTCGTTGTTGTAGCTTTGGTCTGCCACCCAATATCCTTCTTCTAGCAGGGCCTGGTACATTCCATCGCTTATCTGCCACCCGGGGGCCTTGAACCCCTTTGTCATTCCCAGCTTGCTTATCTTTTTTAAGTACTCTTTGCTCTCCTGGTAACTCCAATTTAGGCACTCCAGCGGGTTCGGGTGTACCCAGCCATGTGGGACGAGGTCTATCCAATCTAACTTTTGTATTTTTTTGAGAAATTCCTTTGAACATAATCCGGGTATTGTGAATAGGGTTATTTTAAATTCTGGGTTTCTTGATTTGATAAACATCAGCTTGTTGAGTCCGCTATTGGTTTCAGCAAAGTCATCTGCGTCTGCAATAATACATTGTTCTTTTTCTAAATTTGCGACCATAATCATTCCTCCGGATGTTTGGTAAAGCTTTAATTTACCAAAGTTTCCAAGCATTTCAACCAGGTCGGATGGTTCAAATTCCCAAATATGGCATGGATCTTTAATTGAATCCAAATATGGAACTGAAATTGAAACATGTCTTTTAGAGACTCTTATCAATTCTTCTATTGCCTCTTTCGGTCTTTCTAGGTGTTCCAGTGTTTCAGCACATAACACTACGTCAAAGGAGTTGTCGCTATATGGAAGTCTATAAATACTCCCAACCTTTGTGTGTTCAGCACGTTTCAACTGTTTTGCTTTTTTTAATCCCTCTCTTGAAATGTCAAATAATGTACGTTCAGCTTTGCCTCCAATAAACTCAAGCAATTCTCCTGAACCTCCTCCAACATCTAGTATTTTATCTCCTTTTTTAACTACTTGTGAAAGTGCGTTAAACCTCTCAATATCAATGTCATCTCCACTTTTTGTATAAAAATCATTCCAATATTCTTTTGTGTTGTAATTTGCAGAGTTTACTTTTCTCATTCTTTTTCTTCTTGATATTTCCTGTTAAAATATTGAGGATATGTTTCTTTTTGCTGTTCTGTCTGGTGTTCTATAATCAAATCTTCAATATACCCGACTTGTCCTCCCATTTGCCTAAACCACATATTAATATCTTCGTCTTGCCCCTTGGCTTTCGGCAAATCTTCCTTATATCTGTATTTTCGGTAACATTCTGTCGGCATTGGTTGGAAACACCCTCCGATAATATGGGTTATGCCCACGTTATGCCCAGCAACGTCCATTTCATCTATCCTTTGAGGTTGGTGGATAAGTCCTTCAACTTTCGGGCTCAACATAAACTTGAAATAAAATGGCGGAATTGCCTCATATACTTCAACCAACTCTTTTAAAATATCCGACGACACTATCTCAATGTCATTATCCATTTTAATGATAAGGTCATAATCCTTCTTTAAAATAACCTCTAGTGCTTGGTTTGAAGCCTTGCTAATTCCTTTATTTTCTTTGTTCAGAGCGACTATATTTAAATCTTTCTGATTTTTTAGCCATTCTTGTGTTCCATCCTCGCTTCCGTTGTCCACAATATAATGATCATACGGATAACCTGCCCTGTCCTTCAAAGATTGGAAGCATTTTTTGGTCATTTCCAGCCTGTCCCTTGTGAGGGTGAATATGGCAATTTTCATAGGTTATGTTTTTTTACCAAATTATCCAAGGCCTCCTGATAAGTCGTTTCCTTGCTGGCAGAAATTCCGCCCTGCTTGTATTCGGTTTCAAAAGTTATGTCTCCGCAGTGTACGCCAGTTTTTCCGTTCTCCAACATTGTGAGCCAAGCGTCCCAGTCCTGCAGTCTTTTTACGCTCTCATCGAAACCTGTGAAGTCATTTGTCCTAACTAAAGCCATTGTGGAAACGATATTGCCCTTTTTATAATCCTTCAATCTTTCCGCGCTCCACGCTTCGTTGCAAGCTAGTCCTTGAGGTTTCCCATTGATTTTCCAAAGATACGCTCCGAAAGAATACGAGGCATCGCTGTTTTTCAAGGCTCTCATCATTTTCTGCACCGCCCAGGGTTTCCAGTCGATGTCGTTGTCCGAGAATAAAACATACGGAGTTTTTACTCTACTGATACCTATGTTTCTCATTTTGTTCGCTCCTTGTCCAAAAGTGTCCTCAATTCTGATGATTTCCTTGATGTTAGGATAATTCTGCTTTTCAATTGACCTTAGCGTAATTTCATCAGATTCATCCTTTCTTCGAGTAACCACCACGGTAACCTCTGGTTCGGGCTGACAAACTTTTTCAAAGACGCGGACATATTCAGGCAAAAACTTCTCGATATCGTAAGTTAAAGCGGTTTTTTTGGCTTCCTTGCCAATCTTTGTCCTTAATTCTTTGCTTTCTATCAATTCGGAGAGGTGTTTTATCCATTCAGAGCTTGATTTTGCCAAATATCCGTCTTTTCCGTGAGTTATGGTCTTTGAATAAGGGTAAACGTCCGAGCAAACTGTCGGAACTTCACACATCGCCGCTTCTAAGAACTTGATATTGGATTTCCCTCGGTTAAATTCGTCGTCTATCAAGGGAGCAACTAAAATATCCATCCCCAATCCTGCTAGAAACTTCGGGAATTCCTTATATCCCTGGGTACCGAATACCATTTCTTGTCTTGGAAGTTTCTCAAATATCTCGCTCATCCACCCGATATGATGAAACTCCACATTAGGGTATCTTTTGACAATCTCTTTGACTACCGGATAGAAAACCTGCACGTCTTGCTCGTGTGTCGGACCATTGACCCATCCAATCTTTACCTTTTTGCCACTGTTTTTCTTAATAGGAACTTTCCAAATAGTTTGGTCAATCGCATTAGGAATAACATATACATTCGGATTATATGCCCTCATAGCGTCCGCCAGGGGTTCGGTTGAACAGACAAGTGCATCAGCCTCTCGAAACAGGTATTGGAACGTCTTATACGGCTCTGTACCTGGGGCTAGTTCGGTATAGACGTAGTTGTCAGGATGAACCTTAAATACGTTGTCGTCTATATCCACAATCAGCTTCTTTCTCATTACGTCCCTAAGCGTCAACAGATGGTTCACGGCAACTAGGTTATCGACATATTTGATATAGATAATGTCGTTTTTGCCTATTTCCTCGGCTATTTCTTTTCTTCTTTCTCCACCAAGGTCGAACTTTCCTACCGTAGTGGTGTTTTCCAGTTTTTCAATAGGATTGATAATTCGATACCAGCCTATTCCGCCATAAATTCCTTCTGCTCCTTTTCTATTCCAGTCGGTCCATGCCGAGAACACCTTAAATGGATTCTTATATTTCGTATTCGTGAGGATTGAATTTTTGGTTGGCATATTCTTTAAGATTGGATTGAAACCAATTAGGATTTAGAACTAAAAACTTATAAATTTTGGCTTTCCTTTTCAGCTCGTGGAAATTAGGTATCGGCATTGTGTAGTATTTATAGATTGGGTTTGTATAGGCGTTCATTCTTGATGGTATCGAGAATAATTTTAGCCTTTTATATAAAACCTCATCTATATCCCTAAACCTTCTGCCTTTTAAAACTGTAAAGCCTAACTTTCGAGCTTCCTTTTCAAACCTTTTATTGGTTGACCTCATAG